GTTCAATTAAGAGAACAGGCAGACGATGCTTATCCTGACAGAAAGCGTGACTCTGACGGCACAATCGGAGACGCTCGGCATCAAACCCGAAAAAGCGATCATAACCCTGACAGTAATACAGGGTATGTCCGCGCTATCGATCTCGATGCTGATTTCGACAAGTCATCCTCCACAGCTGCTTACATTGCCGACCAGATACGAATTGCAGCCCGAACAGATAAACGCATTGCATATGTTATCTTTAACAAAAAGATTGCAAGCGCTCGAAGCCTCTGGCGTTGGCGCAAATACACGGGAGTCAATCCACACACAAAGCACATCCACGTCAGTTTTACAAAGGCTGGCGACACGGATTCGAAGTTTTTTAACATCCCGTTACTAGGAGGAACAGATGACACAAGACCTGAAAAAGATGTTAGCAAGTTGGGGACGAGCCTTTCTCACTGCTGCGCTTGCACTTGTAGCAGCAGGAGAAACTGACCCTAAGCACATTGCCTATGCTGGTGCTTTAGCAACAATCCCACCGATTTTGCGTTGGCTAAATCCTAAAGATGAAGCCTATGGTCTCAGGTGAGCGCAAATGACTGGGCGGGATTCGTTCTTGCCATTGTCTCGACGCTTACTATTTTTGTTGGCGGTTTGCGTTATCTGGTTCGCGGTTGGTTGTGGACTCTTACGCCGAATGGTGGATCATCTCTCGCAGACCGATTGGCAAGAATAGAGACACGCCAGGAACAGATGATGGAATTACTTAAGAAGTAAGGGACACTTATCCACATGGCAAGAAAAGCAACTAAAGCGCTAGAGGAGCAAGGCTACTCAAAACTCGATGCTTACTGCATTGGGCTACATGAGTATTACAAATCTTTGCGCAAGGCTGGCTTTAACGAGGATCGCGCTCTTTACCTTTTATCGGTCGTAGATTCTTATCCTGGGTGGATCTTGCCAGATCCTATCGAGCCAGAGCGGTTTGGTGATTACGAGGACGACGACGAGGACTAATGAAAAAGATTGTAGTCATTTCCGACCTACAAGTTCCATATCATGATGCCAAGGCAGTTAAGAATGTTGCAGCTTTTATTCGAAAGTTTAAGCCAGATGAAGTTGTCACCATCGGAGATGAAATCGACTTCCCAACCATCTCACGATGGACTCAAGGAACACCAGGCGAATACGCCGGTACTATTGGAGAAGATCGCGACCTTACTGTTCAAGTCCTTTACGACTTACAGGTAACTCAGATGATCCGGTCAAACCATACGGATCGCCTTTACAACTCAATCATGAAGCGCCTGCCAGGATTACTCGGCGCGCCTGAATTAGAGTTCGAGAATTTTATGCGTCTGCCTGAATTGGGCATCAAGTTCCACCGCAAGCCTTATGAGATTGCACCTGGCTGGATCGCAGTACATGGCGATCATGGAGCCATCAATTCGCAGCCGGGTCTTACAGCCCTTGGACACGCCCGTAAACACGGTTTAAGCGTAGTCTGCGGACATACCCATAGGGCGGGCATCAGCGCCTTCACAGAAGCCTCTGGAGGGCGTTTAAACCGTACTCTATGGGGTTTTGAGGTCGGCAACCTAATGGACTTTAAAAAGGCTTCATACACCCATGGAACGGCTAATTGGCAGCAGGCTTTCGGCATTATTTATGTAGACCGCAAAAAGGTCACTCCGGTAATGATTCCGATTGAGCGTGACGGATCATTCATTGTTGAGGGCAAGATTTACGGCTAAATCGTTATCGTTTCGTTATGAAAATTAACGTGTAATTGTCCCAAGAGTGTGAGACCGTAATCCAGTAGCCAACCCAGGCTACGGAATCGGGAGTAACAAAATGGATCTACAAGTACCAGTTATTGTTTTATTGATGTTAGCCAACGTTTTATGGTTCATCGTTGGTTGGGGCAAAGGCTTCACCGAGGGCAAGCGCGAAGGCTTGGCAATTGGCAAAAACAGTCAGCGCGTGAGTGTTAATGCGCGCTAATGACATCCTTAACGAAGCACAAGACCTCATCGCAGACCGCGGTAAAGATTACGGCTTGGCAGCTCTCAATCACCTTCGAATCGCCAAACTCTGGTCAGCCTATCTTGAACGTAACATCGAGCCTCACGAAGTCGCAATCTGCATGGCACTTGTCAAAATCTCACGCATACAAGAGACAAGCCTCCACGCAGACAGTTACAAGGACGGCGCAGCATACATTGCGCTCGCTGGACAAATTGCATCAACTGATTGGAGTGACCTTGACAGTTATTAAGTCTGCTCCAGGAGTCTGGTGCGATTATTGTAAAACTCGCTATGGAGCCAATAATCTGCTAGGACAAAAAGCAGCTAGTTACACCGTAGTAAGCAATCATCCCCGAAGTAACGGCGTTCGCAGACACTATTGCAACGCTTGCGCTATCGAAGTACAAACATGGGCAGATGGATCCGTATGGTCTTTGCCTGAACAAACAGACTACTTAATGGGACAGGATAAATTACCGAATGTTTAATTTAGCAGATTACGAGACAGTAGAAACCCGTCTGGAAAAGTTCATCAAAGACTTCCCAGACTTTAGGATCAGCACAGAATTGGAGAGTTTTGCTAATGATAGATTCATTGTTAAAGCATACCTATATCGAACTTACGCAGATGGTGTTGCATTTACGACCGGGTACGCAGAGGAGAAGGTTACTGATCGAGGCGTTAATGCTACTTCAGCGCTGGAGAATTGCGAGACTTCGGCAATCGGTAGAGCGCTTGCAAACGCGGGTTATGCTGCTAAAGGCAAGCGACCTTCAAGAGAGGAAATGAGCAAGGTCGAAAGATTAAGCGCTAAGGACATTGCCAAGAATAAGGAAGTGCCAAGTTTTAAGACCAGAGAGGAAGCACTAGCTGCTGATCCTTGGAGTAATGAACCTATTTATGGAGATGCTAAGCAACCAGAAGCAATCAGCGCAGCAGAGGCTATTGCCAATGTTGAGAACATTCTAGGAGTGCAAAATCATGAGGAATGTGAACATGGCGACATGAAGTGGAAAGAGGGCGAGAAGAACGGTCGCGCTTGGGGTGGATTCTTCTGTCCAGGTGGAAACATAGCACCGGCTCAGAACTGCCCTACTCGTTGGTACAACCTTGCTGGAACAGGCAAGTGGGAGAAGCAGAAGGCGAGAGCATAATGGGCTTTGTTGAAGTAAACATTAATGGTCAATGGATGAACCTGATGCATTTAACTCTTAGATGTCAGTTATGCAATGAGGAGATCATCTTGGCTCACGTGGCCAAGATTGAAAATGCTGATGCACCAATCAATGCAACTTGGACTTGCAAGAGATGCCACTCAGTCAATGGCTAACGCGACTTATTCTGACGAATGGTACACAGACCAAGAGACCGTGAACAAAGCAATTGGAATACTTCAACCTAAGCCAAAAAGTGTCATTATTTGTCCATTTGATTCAGATCAAAGTTTATTTGTCCAGACGCTTAAAGAACATGGACACATTGTCTTGCATGGCATGACCAATTTCTTAGAAGTGGACAGTTATCAATTTGACTATTTAATAACGAACCCACCTTTTAGCGTCAAAGATCAAGTTATTAGTCAAGTTTACAAGTATGGCAAACCAAGCCTTCTCATGCTGCCATTGGATGTTTTAGGTGGAGTCAAAAGGCGCAAAATGTATGTGGAGCATGGTTACCCGTTCTTTGTGATACCAGCTAAGAGAATCGGTTACTATGATCAAAACATGGTCAAAAGACCCGCTGCCAATTTTCTATCTGTTTATGCCGTATTTAATATCGAGAGAACAGGGATTGATTGGGATAATGGCTAACCATCGAAAGACAAGAGGCTACAGAACCCAAAAGGTTATAGCCGATTATCTAAAGCAGTTCTGGGCTTATGCAGATACCGCCGGGGCTGGGAGGCAAGGTGAGGACATTCTTAACATCCCAACTCTCAGCATCGAGGTTAAGGCTAGAGCAGACTTTCAACCGTTGGCTTGGATCAAACAGGCTCAATCAAATGCAACTAATAAGTTGCCAATCGTCATCATGCGCTGTAATGGGCAGGGTGAGGATGTAAGTCAGTATCTGGCATTTATGAAAGTGGGAGATCTTATGCCATTGTTATACCAGGTAGTACCGACAGATGTACCGATTAGATGTTCAGGTTGCGGAGGCTGGACGTTTGAAGGAAAGGATTGCTTAGTATGCCGATCTATGAATACAAATGCGTCAAATGCCAAATCAGCCTAGAAATGGAGAGATCCATTCATGAGGAAGTTGATCCGTTATGTTGTGGGGAGTCTATGCGCCGTGTTTATGGATCCTTTGGCATAACATTCAAAGGTAACGGTTGGGGACATCAATGAGGATCCTCCTAGCGTGTGAGGAAAGCCAAGCAGTTACCAAGGAGTTTAGAGCACTTGGTCATGAGGCTTATTCATGCGATATCTTGCCAACATCTGGAAATAACCCAGAGTGGCATATTCAAGGAGATGTATTAAGTCATTTATCCGATGGTTGGGACATGATTATCGGTTTCCCACCTTGTACTTATATGACCAATGGTGGAGCTGTAAGGATGTATCCTAAAAGTGGTCAGATTGACCCAGTTAGGTTCGAAAAGGCTATGGAGGCTAAAGCGTTCTTTATGGCTATCTATAACGCTCCAGCAAAGCACATTGCTATTGAAAACCCGTTACCAATGAAAATCATAGGATTACCAGAAAAGACTCAGGTTATTCAACCTTATGAGTATGGAGATCCATATTCTAAAAAGACTTGCTTATGGCTAAAGAACTTGCCTAATCTGGTGCCTACCAATGTAATAACCGAATACCAACCATTTATCAATGGTGGAGGAGGTCGTATGAACCGCAATAACTACCAAGGAAAGACCTTTGCAGCTGGCTCTGTAGCACGATCAAAGACCTTTCCAGGCATAGCGAAAGCGATGGCTACACAATGGGGCTGAAACGACACGCCGAGACACGCCCAAGATTCACGCTGTTGCTTGCATGCCTTGCTATGCTAACGGCGCAGAGCCCATCAAGGGCTCACCGCGACCCGCTGAGGCGGGTAGGTCGCGGGGTGCTAGTAGCATTTGGGATATCTCTGTTCTCACCCGCTTATGCGGTAGCACCGATTGATGAAAAACAATATCTTTCGATTAAAGAATATGCAGCTATCTTGGTAGATGATAAAACCCAGATGATATGTTTAAGTAAGCTGTATGGTAAAGAATCGGCATGGAAATCAGATGCTGTTAATGGCTCTCATTATGGAATACCACAGGGACGTTCTGAGTATTTAAGAGATGCACTACCAGAGCAACAAATTATGTGGGGCTTGAAGTACATTGATAACAGATATGGATCACCATGCAAAGCATGGGAGTTCTTTCAAAAGAATAACTATCATTAATGGCTAAGCAATCAGCGTTAAGAGATGACGGATCTACAGCCTTATGGCGTAAGATCAGGCAACGAGTGTTAGTCAGGGATCAGCACACTTGCATGAAATGTGGGATGGAAGCGACACACGTCGATCATATTGTGCCTAGAAGGCTTGGAGGGGATGATTCTATGGATAACCTGCAAGCACTATGCAAACGATGCAATTTAAGCAAAGGGGGCGGTTTTTTTGAGAGCGCTCCGACACCCATGACCCCCCTTGGATCTTTTAACCCTAGAAACGGCTCTGTAAGCCACTATCAGGAAGAGTCCGACTAGATATGACTAAGAACCCTCAAACAGGCTTAGAACAGCCTCCTACGGCTTACCTAGGGGCGACAGAACCCCGTATTAGGTCAAAAGCGGTCGATTTACCCTCTCGCGGACAGGAAATGATTGACTTCGTGGAGAAATTGATTGATCCGGTGACTGGTGAGCACTTCAAACTGCTTCCTTGGCAGAAACTTCTGGCCATGGAAATGCACCGAGTTAAGCCTGATGGACGCTGGTATCACAACGAAATCGGCGTGATTATTGCTCGTCAGAATGGCAAGTCCACCTTTATGCAGCTTCGAATCTTGGCTGGAATGTTCCTCTGGGGTGAGCGTTTACAGGTTCACACAGCCCACAAACTCACAACATCATCTGAAATCTTTTGGAAAATCGATGAAATCATTCAAGCCAATGAACAACTTGTGACTCGGTTTGTTAAAAAGTACGAAACCAAGGGAAGCCAAGAGATTAAACTCAATGATGGCACTCGATACTTGGTTCGAGCCAATAATTCCGCAGCTCGCGGTATCGCAGCACCGGATGTTATCCATTTGGATGAAGTTCGCGAATATAAAGACGATGAAGTATGGGCATCACTTCGCTTTACTCAGATGGCATCAAAGAATCCGCAGGCGATTATGTATTCCAATGCCGGAGACCAACATTCCGTAATTCTCAACCGCATGCGCGAGCGCGGGCTTGCAGCTGCTGCCGGAGCAGACGATCCGATTGGTTGGTTTGAGTGGAGTGCCGAACCTGGTTGCCCAATCGATGACATGAAGGGCTGGCAACAAGCCAACCCAAGTCTTGGCTACACAATCCACATCGACAATCTTAAATCCGCGATGTCAGATGATGAATCTATCATTCGCACAGAATTACTTTGCCAATGGGTGAGTCAGATCAACCCAGCCATCAATCCGTCAAGTTGGACAGAATGTGCGTCTGAGGGTACGCTCACTCTGGATCGGGAGCAACCAACTTGGATGGCGGTCGATCTTTCACCGGACAGGAAAGCAGCCGCGTTAGTGGCAGCGCAACGACTTGATGGGGACAAGTTCTGCGTTGTGTTATTGGAAACGTATTCGAATCCAGTAAACATTGACGATAAAGACCTGGCTAACAGCATCGCAGTATGGGCGCGTAAGTACTCAGTCGAAACTGTTGCCTATTCTCGTCAAACCGCTGGCGCGGTTGCTTCCCGTCTCATTCCAGCAGGCATTCCGACAACTCCAATCGATGGCGCTATTTATGGGCAAGCCTGCGATGAAATGTTGTCGGCAATTACCTCCCAGCGCCTCGTTCATGGCAACCAAGTCGAGTTAAATAAGCAAGTCTTATCCGCAGTCAAATTACCTTTCAAAGACGGTGGCTGGTACTTGGGCAGAAAAGCCTCAGCTGCCACAATCTGCGCAACGGTTGGAATGGCGATGGTCAGTCATTTTGCGACACGACCAGACACAGAAGTGGATATCGTGTTGGGTTGATTATGCTATAATTTTATGCTAATGGCACTTAGAGACTTATTCGCGAAGGCTCCTGAACCGCAAACTTTGACGGTTGATGCAGCTGCGACTCCGGCACCTTTCAACAACTCGGTGCAAAACTATTTTTATCCATTGGCATCTGCTAATCGTCAGCAAGCAATGGCAGTTCCAACAATCGCAAGAGCGCGCAATATCATCTGCTCGACTGTTGCATCGTTGCCATTAGAGCAACGTATTAAATCTTCCGGGGTACGAGTTGAACCCAATCGCGTAATTAACCAACCTGATTCACGCGTTCCCGGATCATCTATCTATGCGTACATTGCTGAGGATTTATTATTCCACGGCGTGGCGTATGGACAAGTAATGTCAATGTATGCAGATGGACGCATTCAAGAATGGACACGCGTATCACCAGATCGCGTCACTTATAACACAAACGCAAACCAAACTGAAATTATCGGTTACATGGTTGATGGCGTTGCAGTTCCTTCAATGGGCGTTGCAAGTCTTGTTGTGTTTAACGGACTTGATGAAGGATTCTTATCTCGCGCAGGTCGCACTATCCGCGCAGCTGTTGCATTAGAAAACGCATCTGAAGCATTTGCTAAAGAGCCAGTACCAATGATGGTGTTAAAGTCAAACGGCACAAATCTTACTAGCGAGCGTATCGGCAAACTGCTTGAAGCCTGGCGCGTAGCCCGCAGCACTCGGAGCACAGCATTTCTGAATGCCGACGTTGAATTGCAGGCTATGGGAATTGATCCTAACAAACTGCAACTAAACGAAGCGCGTCAGTACGTTGCTTTAGAGTTATGTCGAGCTGCTGGATTACCTGCTTACTTTGCATCTGCTGAAACAACATCAATGACTTACTCAAATGCAATTTCAGAGCGTCGTTCACTTGTTGATTTCTCACTACGTCCAATCTTGACTGCAATCGAACAGCGTTTATCTCTTGCTGATTTTGTAGGTCAAGGCAATGAAGTGCGTTATGCACTTGATGATTTCCTACGCGGTAATCCTTTGGAGCGTGCGCAGGTTTACGAGATCCTAAACAGAATTGGCGCGATGAGCGTTGATGAAATCAGACAACAGGAGGACTTGTTATCATGAAAATAACAATGCCAGTATCAATTACAGCATCTGATGTTGAATCACGCATCATCGCTGGTCGCATTGTGCAATGGGACGCAGAGGGCAACACCTCAGCCGGTCGCACAAAGTTTTTGCCTAACTCAATCAACTTTGGCAAGAATACAAAATTAGTTTTAGAACATAATAAGACAAAGCCACTTGGCAAGTTGATCGAATGGTCACAAGACGATACAGGAATTACTGCATCATTCAAGATCGCAAAGACAACTGCTGGAAATGACGCATTAGAGGAAGCAGCAACTGGTTTGCGCTCTGACTTTAGCGTTGGCGTTGAAGTAGATGCATGGGACAACAAGGATGGCGTTATGGCTATCTCATCATCTAACTTAATTGAAGTTTCACTCGTAACTGATGGAGCAATCCCAGGAGCGGAAGTGGAAAAGGTAGCAGCTGCTGAATTAGAAGGCACCGCTGCAACCGAATCAACCCCGGAGCCTCAGATCGAGGATCCTAAGACCGAAGGAGATGACCTAGTGTCAGAAACCGTTTCAGAGGCAGTATCAACCGAAGCGGTTGAAGCTGCTAAGGCTGAAGTTAAGGCGACATCACATCCGCTTAACTCACAGCGTGTCCGTACCCCTATCGTCTCAGCAGGTTCATACCTAGAGCACTCAGTTCGCGCAGCAATGGGCGACGAGACATCTAAGTTGTATGTTGCTGCTGCATCAGATACAACAACAACTGAGGTTGCTGGTCTTGTACCAACTCCTCAACTTACAACAATTTGGGATCCAAAGACAACAAACATTCGTCCAGCAATTTCTGCTGTTCGCAATGCAGTACTTCCAGCTGCTGGAATGACTTTTGAGATTCCACGCGTCAAGACTGCTCCAACAGTAGCTGCTGCTGCTGAAAAGGGTGCATTCTCAGATACTCAGACAGAGATCGAGTATGTTTCTTGCTCAGTTGCTAAGTACGCAGGAATGCAGAAGTTCGATGTTGAAGTTCTAGATCGTACATCACCAGCATTCTTTGACGAGTTGGTTCGCCTAATGGCAAACGCATACGCAAAGGCAACAGATACAGCAATGGTTACAGCACTACAGGCTGGAACACTTGACTCAACAGTTATTACACTTCCATTTGATGGCGATGAGTTCGCTGGCTACATCTCACGCGGTGCAGCTTCAATCTACAACGCAACAAAGCGTTTCCCAACAGGAATCATTGTAACTCCTGATCAATGGGCTGCTTTGATCGCTTTGACAGATTCATCAAAGCGTCCACTATTCAACGTTGCTGGAAACTCATCAAACGGACTTGGCGTAGTAGA